GTTATACTAGCATTGTATTTCTTGTCTTCTAACTGCTTCACTCTACTTGATATATCTTTAACTTTATCTGTAGCTAATTTTACTTCTCTTGCTTCAGCAGGAGTTACACCTTGATCTATTGTTGTGACTGGATCTGTAATTTCTGTAACAACAGGTTTACCTTCTCTAAACTGTATTGCACTATAACCACTCAGCGCACTGCCTTTAATTTCTGGTATAGATGCTCCAGTTATCTTAAAACCTAAGTTAGGAGATTTAGCATTTAAGTGAGCAACAACTTCATTTTTATTCTTTAATGTACCCATTAACATCATAGATTGAGCATCTCTTAATATTTTTCTATCTTCATCACTTACATCAATATAATTAATAGATTGAGAAAAGTCTTTACGAAAATCTTTAAATTCTTTTTGTTGATTTAATCTATCTTGTAAACTAAGTTGTGCTGCTTGATTAATACCAGAGAAGACACCTTGAGCGAATCCACCTGCAAAAGATTGAAGTGCAGTCGGTCTTTTCTTTGTTTTAAATTTAAATGCCATTATTGAACTGCCTTTCTGTAAAAAACATGTTTAATACCATCCACAGTAACCACTGCATCTTTATTTACTTTTTCTACATCTTGAGCCATAACGCCAATCTGAGGAGTATTGTCACCAATATAGTTATAGATATACACAGGTAATCCGTTGTGTAACTTACCTACCTCGCTAATGTTTTCTTTAACTTTCATATCACTAGCTGCTAATAATTTAGATGCTGCAACTGCGCCTCCTGCTTGACCTGCTGCTTGACCTGCTCCTCCTAGTACACTTTCCCACCATTCTGGTTCTGCATCAAGTTGAGCTTGTAAAGTCGCTTTTTGTCTTTCATCGTCAATAAGGAACTGAGTCATTGCATCTGAAATAGATTGTTGCCTTTGACCTAATGTAGCCATATCTGTAATATTTTGTAAATTTAATTTTGGTACTTGTGTGAGTGCTTGAGTAGTAGAGATATCAATTCCTGATAGCCTATCTTGTAAAGAACGCTCACCAGCCTCTTGAATATTTTGTATTGTTGGGCTTAATGATGCTGCCTCTCCACCAGTCCCTAACACAGCTCTTTGTAACTGACTAAGAAGTTGACCTTGCTGTCTTGCGCCTATATTTTCAGCCATCTTTTTTTGCTGTCTCCCTGAAGCAGTAATTAACCCCTTTAAATCACTTAATGATTGTTGAGATTCTTTTTTAGCTTCAGCAAGATCTTGCTCTGCTTGTAATTCATCTAAACCTTGCTCTAGCCTTTCTATACTTGAATATGATGTACCATCTGGTGTTGTATATAATCCAGTACGAGGGTCATACGTTGCACGGTCTCCTGCTAAGGCTTGTTTATTTTCTATTTGTTTTACATAATTATTTGCACTTTCATAAGCATTTTGAAGCCTTCTTGCTCTTGTAACACCTTGACCCTTAAATGCAGCATAAGTCCATTCATTGATTACAGAGCCTGTTTCATTATCAATAACCTGTATAGTTTGTTTAGGTTCCGATTTTTTTACTGTATATCTACCCATTATAAATCCTTTGCTTGTTTAATTTCTGTAAAGTGCCATTCTGCATTAAATTTTACTGCAAAATAAAACTTTCCATTGTTTGTACATAATCCCATATCATTGTCTTGACCTTCCGCAGGACTAAAAAAACCTTGCTTTAAATCAAAAATCTTATTTTGTTTAATATCTGTTAATGATTCTATTGTTTCTTCCATTATGGATTGTTCCCTTCAATGTCATAATCAATATCAATACCATCTATACGAAAGTTTGATGCTGAACCATAAACTTCTATTTCAATTGTTTTACCTAACTCATTAACAACCGCAGAGTATGTTGTCAACGTACTGTGAGCTGCCATACCAATTTGACCCTCTGAAGTAGAATTACCATCAATATACACCTTAAAATAAGGAATACCAGATGATAAATAGGTAACATGTAGTTTTGTAAATCTTTTAAATTGATCAGGCAAACCAAAATCAAATCTTTTTGTTTTTAGTAATAATGTCGGACTATCCCCACCCTGTGCGCCTGACATAATATTTTCTACTCTCTTACTCGTAGTATCAAATACCTGCACATTCTGATTATCATTTAAAATCATATTACTTTGTAATGTATCGACATCACTAGAAAGTTTAGCCCAAGACTGTGTATCAAAATTATAACCATACATAATAGTACCAATATTGGCTATTAACATATTATGTCTACCATCATATCCTAAACTTACATCTCCATTACCAGGATTAAATGTAAGTGCTTGATATGTATCACGAATTAATAAAGACAATTCTGACAATTCTGTACCAGACAATAAACTAATCTGTTTTTTATCAGCAACACATAACCCATAAGGTGTTTCTGTTACAGCATGTTTGTGCATAGTACCAACACTAGGAATATGCCTTTCTAATGTAAAATTAACAGATTGTGCGCTACGAATCCTATAAATATAAATATTTCTACTTTTTAATACATATAATCTTCCCTGAGCAGACTCTAGTGCAACAATTTCATCCCCATCATTTTTACCTACATCAACATATTTTGTACCAACAACTGCCTCATCTAACTTAAAATTATCTGTAAATACAATACGATTTTTTTCTCGCAATGTTTGTTCATTTTCATCTTCAAAATCTATGTTCGCATAAAATGCTTTATTGCCTACAACGGTTGATGTTCCCCAACCTATTGTTTTTAAACGAGTTTCAGCCGCTCTTCCCGTTAAAGAATTGTAAGTAGCTAATTTTAATCCATCATTTGGAATATACCATGTAGCTACTTTATCAGTAGACATAGTAAAAGCATATGCTTTGAATCCATCATACACATCTGCAGATTCATCAGAAACATATCCTGCACCTAACCAACCTCCCCATTGAACAGTGGTTGAGCTATATCCAGTAGTGAGTAGTGCGCTACTCACCGTTTTAATAGAGGCCACATAAGCAGTAGCTATTTCTAGCTTTGCAGCTACTTCTGCTAATGTAGCTGTGCCACCTGAAGCTGAAGCAGTTACTGCAATAATTTTATTAGATGAAAACCCAGATGACCAACTACCTGTATCAGAAGAAATAACAGAAGCAGTAGAATTTGTATATTGAATCGTATTTTGATTATCTGTATGCGGAGTATAAGGCTCTAAACAAGGAATCCAAAATCCACTATTTGTATATGAATTAATTCCACCTCTAATATTGACTGTAGATGCTGTATCTTTTGCTCTAGGGTCCTCAGAAAAACCTTTGTCTACATCGTAAGTACTAATAAGATACCAATCTACATCATCCGCAGGTTGCCAATATAAATTAATACCTGTAATACGTTTATTCCAACTTGCAAGATCTGTACCCGTATAAAGCACTAATTGTAATCCAGGACATCTTGATGTGTGTACAGGATTTTGAGAAAATACACCAATATCTCCATTTGCATCTCTTCCTAATTCACTTTCTTGAATATAGTCATATAAAAATGTCACGGTATATTTATCTTTTGCATTAAATGTACCTGCTGTCGCAGAACCAATTAAATCATTTCCTGCTTCATCTGTATTATTGACATAAATACCTACTTTATTTGCAGCATTAATTGCATCTTGCTGATCAAATACATAAGTCATAGGCACAACTGTTGGAGCAGTTAATGCAGTTGATTCTGCTTTCCATTCATTGACCGCTACAGCCATTGGTGGTTTTCTAAATTTATACGCATCTGTATAAATAAAAGATTGACCAAATACATTTCTTTTAATATGGCCATACCATTTAGGATCATTACTGGAAAGAAAATTACCATCACTGATGCGTAAAATTTGATTATGAACAAATAAATCGTGATTAGGCACTTCTTTAATTGTAACATCTTTAATTGTATATGAATTAGTTGAGCTTCCTGCACTGGTTCCTGATAAAATCCCAAGACCACCATTAGAAGAAGGTGGAGAAAAATAAACAGTATTTGTAGTGGCTGTATAACTTGCTGTACTTAAATAAGTTTCTGTTAATGCTTGATTTTGAATAGTAATATCGACTTTGCTGCCACCACTAATATCTGATACAGTAAATTGCATTTTATAAGTTTTATGTTTTTCCAACTTAATTGTCATATTTGCATTAGTTTGAGTTAATGCTCCGACAACTCCAGTAGACCGTACATAATTTGGTGCAGGTGGTTCTCCAGTATTAAAACTCCACCCAGTGCCAAAAGACCAACTTGTACTTGAAGTTAAAGCACCATTCGCAACGCATTCTGTACCAAGAGCATAAGTATTAATTGAAGCAAATGTTCCTGATGTACCATCTTCACTATCTTGTCTGTACACATCTAAACCATTTGCTATGGCCCACCATTCAGTACTTTTATCTGCATTACTACCATCTTTTTCCGTACGATAACGTACTAATTCTGTTGTAGCTTTTACACCTGCAGATATTGCAGAAGAAACATTTTCTGTTGCATTTTGAGAAACAACACTACCTCTTTTTGTATTAATAATATTATCAAAGGTTTGGAATTGATTATCGGAAATATCAAATTCAGATTGATAACTAACCAAGCCTCCTGAAAAATCTCTTATACTTTTTCTAGCCATTAAAAATCGTTGTATGGAATAGTTAATACATTATTACCATCACGAGACTGTCTCTCTAAGATAACTCGTTGTTTTTGTTCTAACCATTCATTTTTAAAATAACTAATTAAATTTACATCTCTTAATCGTTCTACCACCCTCCAACAAGGATAGTATATTAAAATTCTTTGATAGCGTTCATCAATCTCTGGTTTACCAAATGTGAAAGTTTGATTACTAGCAGTAGATGTTGCATTACCACTTAAAACAAATGTTGTGGTGTTTGTAATAGAAGAAACTTGTGCATCCAAAGGAATATTACTACCTTGAACAATCATTCCTTCTCGTACATCTGTCGTTAAATCCATTGTAACATTTGCAGAACCTGATGAAATATCACAGGTCGCATCTGCAAACATTTTATGTGGCAACCTATAATAATAAACTTTAATTTCTTTTACTTCAGTAGGAGTTGGGAAAATTCCTAACTTATCATCATGGATATAGTAAGCATAGCTAGTGGTAATATTACTTAAAGAAGCATCACCTGATATATCACTAATTTCATTAATACCAATCCTTTGACACATATCCCCATCATAATCTACCCTAAATATTCTAGTCATATACTCTAATGAAGTAGAAGCAGTATTTCCACCAGATAGATTCACTTGATATGCTGTCCAATCTGTTACTTCATCAGAATTACTATTCTTCATAGGATATTCGCTAGTGTCGGCAACTGAATTACGAGTAGCATATCCTTGTAATAAGTTCGCTTCATCACATAACTGATATTGAGCTTCACTAATCAAATCGTGTATTACTGCATCAGAAACTATCTCTGTAGAACTAACCCCTGTAATATTTCTTACTTCTGTAGTGATTTCAGATAATGTCATATATCTTTTATTTTGTATTACACTCATTCTTTATTCCTTACACACCCAATAAAGAGGGGGAGGTTAATCCCCCTCTAGGTTATTGATTACAGATCAGTACGCTTCGCAAGATACTGGATTACTCCAACATCTTTATTATTGTAATCTGAGATGTCTACACCATAGATCTTTGATGCTGAAATACCAAGTTGGTTTCCATAGTCAAAGGTCTTTTCTACCCACATCATATCAGATGACTCTGCAAAACAAGCTGCTTGTGCGCCCATGAATAGGTTTCTAGCAAACGCTATGTTTGAAGAACTACCACCATCTGCTGCAACAC